TGCTGATTTGGACGCCTGAGAGTCTGAGAGCCGCGTTCTGAGGCCTCTGCGCACTCTGCGGCCGATTCGAGGCCCCTGGGCCGCCTCACCGGTCTGCCAGACTCCTGCGAGTGACCACGACCGCGCCGCCGAAGCCGAAGTTCCACCCCTTCAGCGCCGACGAGACCCAGGCGGCCGAGCTGGGCGTCTGCTGGCACCCCAAGAGCGGCCCTCGGGCCTGCGAGCGGTCCGAACCGGCCCCGGCGAAGGTCGGACCCTCGATTCTGTGCCCGGCAGGCCACCGGCACCTGCTCCCGGTGATCGACGGCTCGTGCTGGCTGGATGCCGACGCCGTCCGCGACGTCCAGGTGACCATGCGGGAGCACGACGTCGCCACCGAGCTGCTGCGGACCGGCGCGAGCAACCAGGAGATCGGGCGCAAGCTCTACCTGTGCGAGGACACGGTCAAGACGCATATGAAGAGCCTGCTGCGCCGGACCGGAGCCGGGTCGAGGGCCGAGCTCATGGTCGCCGTCTTCCGTGGCCGGGTGCGGCTGATCCCGACGGCGCTGGTTCGTAACGTGTACTGGGGCGCGAGCAAGAACACGATCTTGGAGGAGACGCGCTGATGGCCGGTGTCGGCCCCGCACCGAGTCCCAGTAGTGGCCGGAGCGCCTACCGGAAGAAGAAGGGCGAGGGCGCGGTCCTCTCGCGCAACGTCGAGGTCGACAAGCCTCCGCTCCCGGCCGTCCGCTTCTGGAACGACATGACCCAGGCCTGGTGGGATGACGTCTGGACCTCCCCGATGGCTCAGGAGTACGACGAGAGCGACAAGCACGGCCTGATGGCCCTGGCGATGGTCGTGGACGACTTCTGGACCGCCGAGACCCCCCGACAGCGCCAGGAGGCCTCCCAGGAGATCCGGCTCCAGGGTGTCCGGTTCGGCCTGAGCCCGATCGACCGCCGTCGGCTCCAGTGGGAGATCGAGAAGGCCGAGGACGCCCAGGCGCGTACCACCAAGCGCCGCCGGGCGGCAGGTGAGGAACCTTCCTCACCTCCCAAGGGTGCCCAGGACCCCCGCGCCGTCCTGCGGGCACTGTGAGCCACTTCCGGCAGGTCTGCGAGCACGGCAAGGTGGTCACCCAGTGCCGCTGCCCCGGCCCGAAGCCCGATCAGGTCATCCGGCCGTGCCCGTTCGGTGCTTCGCACGACAACGTGGTCCTGAGGGCCGCATTCGTCCGCGCGTGGGCCGATGAGGCGCGCGCCGCCACGCTGGAGGAGTCCTGATGGCCAAGGCAGGACGGGTCCAGCACTGGAAGCACGGCTGGATCCCGATCTCCCCCGAAGCGAAGGCCTACGTCGCCGGAAAGGGCCCGCTGCCGTCGTCCTTCGACGGTCCGGGCCCCGCGCTGCCCCTGCGCGGCTTCGATGACCTCTCCCCCGGCCTCCAGGACAAGATCAAGGCCAAGCTCACCGAGATGACCGGCATGCCGGAGCCGAAGCTGGCCAAGAAGGTCCAAGACAACCTCACGCGGCTCTACCAGGCGGGCGACCACAGCCAGGCCGAGTGGTACGCCAACGAGGGGGCCGACATCGCGGCGCGGGCGGCGGCGGTCAACCGCGACTTCCCCAAGGCCGACCTCTCCCAGGACCAGCTCACCGGGATGATCGCCGTCACCTCGGCCCAGAAGCGCTGGCAGGAGAACAAGGACTTCGCCGAGGCCATCGCCCGAAAACTGGCCGCTGACCAGCCCTTTCACGTCGACCAGCACGACATCGATGACTACAACGCCTGGGCGACCCGTCGGCACGCCGGTGAGGCAAGGCCGCACCCGGAGCTGAAGCCGGGCACCTACCGGCCCTCGGAGCTGCCGACGGACTTCGCGGCCTCCCGGACGCCGGGGATGCCCAAGCACCTGAACACCGACTACGTCGTCCGCGCGGCGAAGATCTACCGGGGCGACGTGAGCCTGGACGAGGTCATCCAGGGCCCGAAGCAGCGGAGCTTCGTCAACAACCTCATGGACCCGAGCGACAAGCGGTTCGTCACCGTCGACACGTGGCACTACAAGGCCGCCATGCAGGGCATCAAGCTGAAGCGGACCGTCAAGGGCGGGACCTTCAACTACACGCTGGAGCAGTGGGGCGACCGCGAGCTGTCCGTCCACGACGGCCGGGCGCTCGCGCGGGGCTACGACCCGACCCAGGAGCGCTACTCGCCGAAGAACCTCGCTGCCACGATCGCGGCGGCGGACTCGATGAGCCCGCAGACGTTCTTCCAGGGTGCGCCGTCGTCGGTCGCCGAGAAGTTCAAGGACGGCACCTACCCCTGGTTCGTGAAGCAGACGCAGATCGTCGCCGACCGGGTGGGAGCATCACCGAACGCCGTGCAGGCCGTCGCCTGGTACGCCGTGGGAGGTGGCGCGTGACCTGGAAGCCCTTGGACCCCTACTCGGGGCCGCCGGAGGACCCCGAGCCGACGTCGGAGCAGATCGCCATCGACGTCGCGTACTTCAAGCGCTGCGCCGACCACGACGGGCTGCCCTACGACCCCCAGTGGGACGCCTGGCTGGCCGGTGACCGGCCGCCACCGGGCGCGCGGGGGCTCGCCGAGGTCAAGCGGCGGTTCGGCTGATGGCCGCCGGGAAGGTCCATCACTGGAAGCACGGCTGGATCCCGCTGGACGCCTACGCGCGCGCCGTGGTCGCCCGCAAGAGGACCGAAAAGGTCACCACGGACATCCACCCGCCCGCCGAGGCCCTGAAGCGTGCCAAGGCCCGCCAGGCTCGGTGGACACACTTGCAGGAGTCGCAGGGGCCGCTGACGTCGTCCGACGGCATCACCTCGCAGCGGATCGGCGGCTTCCGGGTCACCAAGGTTGACGGCTACCCCGAGGTGCGGTTCCGGGAGGTCGTGGACTTCGCCCCGCGCCCGCCCGAGCAGTACCGCGAGGTCGCCAAGGTCGCCCAGGACGTTCTGAAGCCCTACCCACGGGCAGCGGCCGACCCGCTGGAGATCTCGTTCTCGCCCGAGTTGCCGGGCACGGTGATGGCCGACACCGGCATCGGAGAGCCGCACAGGGTCCGGGTCAGCACCCGGATGTGGGACGAGCCGGGCGAGACGATGGCGGCGCTGACCGACATGAAGACCCGACACTGGGGTGTGTTCGCCGAAGCGAACGACCTGGAGTCGTTCCGCCGCGACGTCATCACGCACGAGATCGGCCACGTCCTCCATAACCGGGACGAGGACGAGAACAAGTACAACGGCGTGTTCACCACCACGACGATCTCCAAGGGTGAGATCGACCAGTTCACCGACGAGGCGGTGACGCCGCGCCAGGCCGGGTTCACCTCTGCTGCCGCGCAGGTGCGCAAGCCGGGCACTGCCCCGCCGACCTCGCCTCTCGACGTGCCGAAGGCACGCTGGCAGGTCGACACCCTCGGTCAGAAGTCGGCCTACGCCACCACGAACAAGTACGAGTACTTCGCCGAAGCCTTCCTGGACGGCACGATCAACGGCAGCAAGGCCACCGACTCGGGCAAGCGTGCCGTGGCTCTGGTCGGGAAGATCTTTGGCCCAGGATCGGAGAAGCCGCAATGACGGTCCGTGAACCGACCGAGGACGAGAAGCGCCGAGCCGAGCTGATCGCCAAGGGGATCTGGCCCGGCCCTCCGGCCGAGGAGAAGACCGTCGGTGCCCAGGGCGCGGCCGAGGCGAAGAAGCGGTTCGGCAAGTAGGTGGCCACCCTCGTCGTCCCGGCGCTGGAGCCCGAGGGCAAGGAGTGGCCCACCCTCGGCTTCCAGGTCGCGCAGTTCATCGAGGAGCGGGCGGTCTACGGGCCCGGCTCGCTGAAGGGGCTGCCCTACAAGCTCGACGCGGAGAAGCGCGGCGCGATCTACCGGATGTACGAGATCTACCCGCGCGGCCACCGGTTCGAGGGACGCCGTCGGTTCAAGCGCTGCGGGATCTCCTGGCGGAAGGGCACCGCGAAGACCGAGTGGGCGGCGCTGATCGCCTTCTGCGAGCTGCACGCGGAGGGCCCGGTCCGCTTCGACGGCTGGGACGCCAACGGGAACCCGGTCGGCCGCCCGGTCCGCGACCCCTACATCCCGATGGTCGCGTACAACGAGGCGCAGGCCGATGAGCTGGCCTACGGCGCGCTGAAGGCGATCATCGAGGAGTGCGACGACGCCGGGATGTTCGACACCGGCACCGAGCGGATCCTGCGACTAGACGGTGCTGGCCGCCCCGACGGCAAGTGCGTCGCCCTGTCCGGCTCGCCGAACGCGAACGACGGCGCGCGCACCACGTTCCAGCACTTCGATGAGACCCACCGGATGGACCTCCCCCGGCTGGTCGCTGCGCACGAGACCATGCTGGCGAACATTCCCAAGCGGGTCCTGGACGACCCCTGGTCGCTGGAGACGACGACGGCCGGACGCCCCGGCTCGGGCTCGGTGGCCGAGAAGACCCACCGTGAGGCTCAGGCCATCGCCAAGGGCGATATCCGCGACCCCGACCTGTTCTACTTCCACCGCGAGGCGGGCCCTCAGCACAACCTGAAGACCCTGGAGGGCCGGATCGCCGCCGTCAGCGAGGCCACCGGCCCTGTCGGCGAGTACGGGCCAGGCCAGTTCGCTGACATCGCCAAGCAGTGGGACCGGCCGGGGTCGGACAAGAGCTACCTGGAGCGAGTGTGGCTCAACCGCTGGACCCAGAGCGACGAGCAGGCCTTCAACGTGACGAAGTTCGAGGCCCTGGGCGATGTCGAGCAGCGGATCCCGCTGGGCGCGCTCTGCACGCTCGGCTTCGACGGCGCGCGGTTCCGGGATGCGACTGGCTTCGTGCTCACCGACGTCGCCACCGGCGTGCAGGTGCCCGTGGGCCTCTGGGAGCGCCCGGAGTACGCCCCGGAGGACTGGGAGGTCCCTGAGGACGAGGTCCAGGCCAAGTTCGAGGAGATCATGGCCGCCTACGACGTCTGGCAGGTCTACGCCGACCCGCCGCACTGGACGGAGACCGTCGGCAAGTGGGCCGGGAAGTACCCGGATCGCGTGACAGAGTGGTGGACGCACAACCGGCGCAAGATCGGCATGTCGGTGGCGGCCTACAACGAGGCGATCGACTCGGCGCAGGTCCACCACAACGGCGACCCCGATTTCGTGCGTCACGTTGGCAACGCAGGCCGAGTCGAGACGAACCTCCTCGATGATGAAGGTCGGAAAGTCGTCATCCTCGGCAAGATCCGTCCCGAAGCGAAGTTCGACCTGGCCATGGCTGCCGTGCTCTCCTGGCAGGCGCGGTTGGATGCTCTCGCTGCGGGCGCGTCGGCCGCCGAGGAAGTCTTCGTGCCGTACCGGATCCGCTGAACGGAGCCTCACCAGTGCCGATCGACACGTCCGTCCCCTACTCGGACGGCTGGTGGCTCCAGCGGCTGCACAACCAGCTCCGCTACCAGCGGACGGAGTGTCAGCGGCTCTGGGACCGCTACGAGGGGAACGCGCCCCTGCCGACGGTCAACAACAACCAGGCCGAGGCGGTCCGCTGGTTCATCGGCCAGTCGCGGACGAACTGGGAGCGGCTGATCGTGGCCGCCGTCCTGTCCCGGCTGCGGATCCGGGGCATCCGGACGCCGGTCGACGCCGACGAGGGCGGCGACGTCCTCGGTTTCAAGATGTGGAAGAAGGCACGCGGCAAGCTCTGGGCGCTCGACGTCCACAAGTACGCCCTGGCCATGCGCCGGGGCTACGTCATCGTCGGCCGGGATCCTGACGGGAACCTGCTGGTCACCGCCGAGGACCCCCGGCAGATGACGGCCATCACCGACCCGGCCGACCCGCTCAAGGTCATCGCCGCGCTCAAGCTGTTCTACGACGAGGCCCACCAGCAGGACGTCGCGTACCTCTACCTGCCCGGCCGGATCCTCGTGGCCCGCCGCGACCGCTCGGTGCTCACCCCGCTGCTCGGCAACATGTTTCACCCGCAGGCCTTCTCCTGGGACGAGGAGTTCATCGCCACCGAGGGCGAGCCGGACTGGCTCCAGGAGACCGCCGACGGGCTGCCCGCCCGGTGCCCGGTCGCCGTCTTCGAGAACGAAGACGGCCTCGCCGAGTTTGAGCCGTTCATCCCCCTGCTGGACCGGATCAACCAGCAGATCCTCCAGCGGATGACGATCGCCACCATCCAGGCGTTCAAGCAGCGGGCCATGAAGGGCCTGCCGAAGACCGACCCCGGCACCGGCGAGGTCATCGACTACAACCAGATCTTCGTCGCCGACCCCGGCGCGATCTGGAACATCCCGGCGTCGGTGGAGATCTGGGAGTCCGGGGCGGTCGACCTCGGCCCGATCCTGATGGCCATCCGGGACGACGTGAAGGATCTGGCGGCGGTCTCGGGCACCCCTCTGTACTCGATCACCCCGGACGCGGCGAACGGCTCGGCCGAGGGTGCCTCGCTCCAGCGCGAGACGCTGACCTTCAAGGTCGAGCAGCGCATGGACCGCTGGGAGCTGAGCCACGAGCTGGTGGCCGAGCTGATCTTCCGAACCCTGGGCGACGCCGAGCGGGCGGTCCCCGGCGAGATCGAGATCATGTGGGCCCCGGCCGACCGGCCCTCGATGTCCGAGCGCGCCAACGCCATCGCCCAGACCAAGGGCACGATCCCCCGCTACCACGCCCTCACCGAGATCTGGGGCATGGACCCAGCGATGGCCGATCGCGCGATGACCGCGCTGGCCCATGACATGGCGCAGGACGCCGCCATGGCCGCCGCCGGTGTGCCGGTGCCCCGGCCTGCCAACGGCCAGGCCACGCCGCCCGGTCGGCAGTCGCGGCCGGGCGCGCTCGCGCCGGGCCAGACCGGGCCCACCCCGCCGCAGTGACCGCGCCTCCCCGGCGGCTCCCCCCGCCGCTGCCGCCACCGAGCGCGCCGGTCGCGCAGAGCACGGTCGTCATCGAGGCCCAGGCGGCGAGCGTGGCCAGCACGAGCCTCGCAGCGCAGTCCGCTGCGGTGACCTACGTGCTTGCGGCGGGCGGCGAGGACGAGGAGGCCTGGTACAACACCGACTCGCTCCGGGCGATCATCCGTGGGACGGCCACGGTCGTTGACGCCTTCTCCGCGCGCGAGGCCCGGCAGACCGACGACTTCATCGCCGACTCGATTGCCAACCTCACCGGCAAGCCGTACCGGGCGATCGGCATCCGCAAGGTCACCGGGATCCACCTCCAGCTCGGGGTGCGCAAGGGCGCGACCACGGCCGACGTCATCAGCCGCGCCGCCGATCGCTACCGCTACCAGCAGTCGCTGCTGGACAAGCAGTTCGTGGCCGACGTCAAGGCCGGGGCGAGCACGCCGACCGAGCTGGCCGCTCCGCTGGACGTCGCGCTGGACCGGGTCAAGCGGGCGACGCAGATGAACCTGGCGCTCGCCTCGCGCAATCAGGCCGTCGCCACGATGGCCGACGCCGCCGACCGAGAGCTGATCATCGGCTACCGGCGGGTCTTGCACGCCGAGCTGTCCAAGACCGGTGACTGCGGCCTGTGCGTTGCCGACAGCACGCGGATCTACCACTCCAGCCACCTGATGGCGCTGCACCCCGGCTGCCACTGCATCCCGGTGCCGGTGTCGGCCACCCACGACCCCGGCGCGATCATCAACGACCGCGACCTGGGGCGTTTCTACGCCGACGCGGGCGGCACGAGCGCACAGAAGCTCCGCGAGACCCGGTACAAGGTGGACGAGCACGGCGAGATCGGCCCCGTGCTCCGGCCGTTCGGGGACCCGATCCGCACGCACGAGCAGGCCAAGGCCGACACCTCGCGGCGGCGTCCGAAGACCGCCGAGCAGCGGATCCGCACCCTGCGCAACCGGCGCGACGCGCTGGCGTCGGCCTACCAGCAGGCGTCGGCCGGGCAGACTGACCCGGCGTGGCGTGACCGGCTGGACGGTGTCGCGGCGCGCATCGCCCGGCTGGACGCCGAGATCGTGAAGCAGGGCGGATGACGACCACGACGACGGCGGGAGCCTGACATGGCCAAGGGCAAGGTTCACCACTGGAAGCACGGCTGGATCCCCGTGGATGCCTTCGCGCGCAAGGTGCTCAGCGACCGCGAGAAGAACGACCCGCGCGGCAGCGCGAGCGCCGACGACATGAAGGCCTACCGCGCCGCCCGCTCGCAGTCGGGGTCCGACGACATGAAGGCCTACCGGGACGCGCTGGCCGCCAACCGGGAGAACCCGAGCCAGACGCGCGGCATCGTGGGGGCCGACCAGCACGCCAACGTGGCCGACACGTCGCGGCGGGACCGCTACGCCGCCCACCTGGCTGCCACCCAGGACGCCCGCCGGGTCATGGAGCAGCGCTACCGGGACAACTTCAACCGCAACCACGGCATCTTCGCCATCCCGCACGAGGCCATCGGCAGCCGGGTCAAGAGCCAGGAGCCGTTCACCTACGACCCTTCGAAGGGCAAGCTCAACCACCGCTTCGGCCTGGAGGGCAAGGCGGTGGCCCCGGCGCTGAAGGCGGGGACGACGGTCGACATCCCCGCGCCCGACGACGCGACGATCAAGTCCGCCATCGAGCGGCTGGCGGCCGAGCACCCCGGAGAGCACATCGGCGGGCACTTCTGGGTGCCGACCAACAGCTACCGGATCGGCGTGATCGACCCCACGGGCCAGCGTCCGTCGGAGCAGAACACCATCAACGCCTCGCCGATCATGGCCGAGGCGAGCCGGACCAAGGGATTCGGTCGCCAGAACCGCCCCGCCTGGAAGGGCTGACCCGTGGCCGCCGGGAAGATCCACCATTGGAAGCATGGCTGGATCCCCATCTCCCCCGAGGCCAAGGCCTTCGTGGCGGGGAAGGGGCCCCGGCCTGCCCCGGCGGTGCCCGGCGGCGAGCTGCTGCATGCGCTGAAGACCGACGGCGGGTTCACCTTCGACCCGAAGAAGGGCACGGTGCTGAAGGTCGGGACGGTCAACGGCGTCGCCGTCGCCCGGCCGGGCACCGAGCGCATCGTCGGCCGGGGCGACGTGAGCCGGGAGGACTTCGCCAACGCGGTCGCCGACGTGATCATGAAGGACGGCGACACCTTCGCCCACGGCGCGTTGCTCGGCGGCTGGTACTCCCCCGACCGCGACGCCTACATGGTCGAGGTCACCGACGTCTTCCCCGACCGCGACAGCGCCGTGAAGGCCGGGAAGGAGCGCAACCAGGAGGGGGTCTTCGACCTGAAGACCGGCGACTACATCGACACCGGCGGCACCGGCGACCGCGTGCTGCAACCGGCCT